GAGAGAAAGCGTAAAAGCTAGTTTACGTGGCGGACCAAAGTGGCATGCTCAATATATGCAGAATCCTACTAGTGAGGAAGGTGCACTTATAAAACGTGAATGGTGGATGGAGTGGACAAAAGATAAACCACCAGTTTGTGATTACTTAATACAAAGTTACGATACTGCTTTTTTAAAAAGTTCTAGTGCGGACTATTCAGCTATTACTACGTGGGGTGTATTTTACCCAGAAGGTACAATCGGTGAAGATATGTACGACGGCACAGTAGCACATATTATTTTACTAGATTGTATAAAAGGTAAATACTCGTTTCCTGAATTAAAAGGCGTAGCCCTAGAACAATACCATGAGTGGACACCTGACACAGTAATTATAGAAAGTAAGGCTAGTGGTATTCCGCTTACCCAAGAGTTACGTAACATAGGCATACCCGTACAAAACTTTACACCCAGTAAAGGAAATGATAAGATTGCTAGAGTTAATGCTAGTACTCCACTTTTTGAGTCAGGTCTAGTATGGGCACCCGACACTAAATGGGCTAACGAAGTAATTGAGGAGTGTGCGGTATTTCCCGCTGGGGAAAACGACGATTTAGTCGACTCTACTACTCAAGCTATGTTACGTTTTAGGCAAGGTGGTTTTGTAAAATTACCTAGCGATTGGGAGGAAGAAGAACTATACTACAAACGTAAAGTAAGTTATTATTAATTATGGCTATAGAAAAAGATTTACTAAATATAGATAGAGACGGCACAATAGACATAGAAATACCTGAAACTATGGCACAACCAGCAGCAATGGGTGTGGAAGTTCAACTACCAGAAGAGATGAATATACAAGGCGATTTAACTTCAGCCTTTGAAATAGATCAAGAAGGTAATGTAGTGCCAATGTTTGAACAGGAAACCGTTTCAGTAACCGATCATCAAGCTAATCTTGCTGAGTCACTAGATCCCTCAGACCTATCCACGTTAGCTAGTGAACTTTTAGAAGCATACGATTCAGATAAAGATTCTCGACAGGATTGGCTTGATACTTTTAGTAAAGGTTTAGATTTACTAGGTATAAAAACAGAAGAAAGAGAAGAACCATTCCCAGGAGCAACAGGTGTACATCACCCATTACTAAGTGAAGCCGTCACCCAGTTTCAAGCACAATCATATAAAGAATTACTTCCTCCTGGTGGACCAGTAAAAACTAGAGTAATGGGAGCGGAAACTCCTGAAATAGCTAGTCAAAACCAACGGGTAAAAGAATTTATGAACTATCAAATTACTGAAGTCATGAAAGAATATGACCCAGAAATGGATAGTTTACTGTTTTACCTGCCTTTAGCAGGAAGTGCATTTAAAAAAATCTACTACGATAACCTTTTAGGTAGAGCTACTAGCCGTTTAGTCAAAGCTGAGAACTTAGTAGTAGCTTATGAAACCGTAGATTTAGAAACTAGCCCACGTTTTACCCATACTATGACTATGACGGGCAACGATTTGAAGAAATTACAGCTAAACGGCACATACCGTGACATAGAAATAGGTGATGCTAGCCCAGATGTTGACATAAATGACGCAAAAGAGAAGATGGATGAGCTACAAGGCATATCACCATCTATGACAGACTACGATGAATACACAGTTTTAGAGATGCACGTCAATTTAGAGCTGTCAGAAACCGATGATTATGGTTTTGCGGTGCCTTATGTAGTAACTATACTAGAAGAACAGGGCGAAATACTGTCAATTAGGCGTAATTGGGAAGCAGAAGACCAATTATTCAGTAAAAAAGAGTATTTTGTACACTATAAGTTCCTTCCAGGACTTGGATTTTACGGTTTTGGGCTAATTCACATGATTGGAGGGCTAACTAAGTCAGCTACAGCGATTTTACGTCAATTAGTAGACGCTGGTACGCTAAGTAACCTCCCCGCAGGGTTTAAAGCACGTGGAATGAGAGTGCAAGGCGAGGATGAACCCCTTAGACCAGGAGAATTTAGAGATGTTGACGTTCCAGGGGGCGTAATTCGTGATGCATTGATGCCATTACCCTATAAAGAGCCAAGTAACGTATTAAGTCAGTTATTAGGCGTAATTATTGACTCTGGAAGACGTTTTGCGTCAATTGCGGACATGAATGTGGGCGATATTGGCTCTCAACAGCTACCAGTAGGCACCACAGTAGCTATGTTAGAGCGTGGCAGTAAAGTAATGAGTGCTATACATAAACGTATGCATTATGCACAGAAAAAAGAATTTAAACTATTAGCGGGTATATTTAGCAGAAGTTTACCCCCAGTATACCCGTACGAAGTACCAGGAGCTACAAGAGAAATCAAAGCTGCTGATTTTGATTCTAAAGTAGACATATTACCTGTAAGTGACCCTAATATCTTTAGTATGGCACAAAGGGTAATGTTAGCACAACAAGAACTTGAAATGGCTAGAGCTGCACCAGAAATACATGATTTACGTGAAGCATATAGACGTATGTATGAAGCGTTAGAAGTTAAAAATATAGATAACTTACTTCCTCCGCCACCAGATATTCCAGCCCGTGATCCCATAACTGAACAACAAGTGGCTATAACAGGACAACCTATAAAAGCTTATCCTTTTCAAAACCATGATGCATACATAGCTAGTCATAGTGCATTTTTACAAAACCCAATGATACAGCAAAATCAAACTGCTATGGTTAGTATACAAGCTAATATACAAGAACATCAAGCTATGAAGTATAAACAGCAGATTGAACAGGTACTAGGTCAACAATTACCAGAGATGGGTGAAGGTCAAATGCCACCTGAAGTCATGAACGAAATAGCAAACCTAGCAGCACAAGCCACTCAACAAGTAACAGGTCAAGAACAAGCCTTAATACAAGCACAGCAAAACGCACAAGTACAACCGTTAGTTGAACTTAAACAAGCTGAGATACAACAAAAAGCACAGAGTGATCAAATAAAAGCTGAAGTAGATCTACTTAAACAACAATCAACAGAAGCGATAGCCGAGATGAAAATAGCGCAACAAAGAGAAGAAGCTCTCATGAAAGAAAAAGAAGGTATGCGTAAGGATTATCGTGATATACTAAAAGATGTTAGAGACTCCGATAATAGGACTAAAGGTAATTGATATGCTGAACAGAGCTAATTTTGAGGAACTTATGGGCGGTAACGCTAACCGTAGAAGACTCAGAAATGGTGGAGTACCAAAAGGCTATCATAGAATGCCAGATGGAACTATAATGAAAGACTCTGACATGCATAAGAAAAATAATGGCGGGTCAATGACTAACGCCAAAAAACATTTAAGGAGACCATAAAATGCCAGGTAATAGAGGTAAAAAGAAAAAAGTAAAAAAAGTAATGATGAATCGAGGTGGCGACAAGATGACTCTGAAAAGAGGCGGTAAAGCTAAAAAGAAACGAGGAATGGCTAGAGGTTGCGGAGCAGCAACAAGAGGCAAGGGGTATAATAAATAATGGCAAAAGATACACACAAAACAAAAGACGGTAGAACCGTTAAAAAAGGTCTCTACTACTACATTAATAAAAAACAAAAAGAAGGCAGAAAACCAAGAAAAGTAGGTTCAAAAGGAGCACCTACTAAAAAAGATTTTGAAGAATCAGCAAAAACTGCTAAAAAAATGCACGGCGGAGTAGCCCATAAAGTAGAAATGACTCATGGTGGTGAAGGTAAATTACACGGTGGTCAGAAAAAACTAGATAAAAATAAAGACAATAAAATAACTGGTGCAGATTTTAAAATGATGAAGCACGGTGGACATGTCGTAGCAGGTAACGCAAACCGTAGGAGAAATAGACAAAGTGCCAAGGGCAAAACCTAGAAGAGGAAAAGCCAAAGTAAAAGTAACTAAATCTGGTAAAAGAGTTAGTTATGGTCAGGCAGGTAAAGCCAAAGGTGGTGGTCCTAGAGTAAAACCAGGAACATCAAAAGGTGATTCTTACTGCGCACGAAGTTACGGTATTAAAAAAAGGTTATCCAAAAAGAAAAGAAATAATCCTAACACTCCCAACAACTTATCTAGAAAAAGATGGAAGTGTGTAGGTAAAAAATCTAGAAGGAAATAATGTTAGATAAACTGCGTAAACAGATTATAGAACGACAAGAGGAATTGAAAGATACTCTTGCAGGTGGTGGAGTACAAAACTTTGAAAGTTACCACAGGATAGTAGGCGAAATAACAAGTCTGTCGTTTACTCTCTCACTAATACAAGACTTGCACAAGGACGATGATTAAACATGTCAAAAAACATAGAAGCCTTTGGTTCAGGCGGAGAACCGATACCCGATAAAGTAGAACGATTTACTGAACCTGTTGAAGTTGCACCTAGTGTGACTCCAGAATCAGTGCATGAAGACGGTGACTTACAGTCTAAGTTACCTAAACCCACAGGTTATAGAATTTTAATATTACCTTTTAGTCCTAAACAAAAAACTAAAGGTGGTATTTACTTAGCAGACTCAGTGTTAGAAAAAGAACGTATAGGCACTAACGTTGGGTATGTAGTAGCACTCGGTCCAGATGCATACCGTGACTCAGGTAAATTTCCTGAGGGAGCATGGTGTAAACCTAAAGACTGGGTGATATTTGGTAGGTATGCAGGAGCTAGACTCAAAATTGAGGGTGGTGAACTGCGTTTGTTAAACGATGATGAAGTTTTAGCTGTTATCTCAGATCCTGAAGATATACAATCAGCTTAAATGAATCACGCACATAAGGAGAAATAACATGGCAGAAGAAGCTATGCAAGTAAAAGAAAATGATGATGGTGCTGAAGTTGAGATCCCAGAGGTTGAAACTGAAGAAACTGAATCAGAAGTAAAGATAGAAGAGACAGAAAAAGAAACTGAAAAAGAACCTGTAGAAGCTAAGTCTGAACAAGAAGACGAGATTGAAGACTATAGTGAAGGGGTTAAAAAACGTATAAATAAGCTCACTTATAAGGTACGAGAATCAGAAAGAAGAGAACAAGCAGCAATAGACTATGCTAAATCTGTTCAAGAAGAATTAAATAAAACTAAAAATAAACTTTCAAAATCTGATCAAAACCTTTATAGTGAATACAGTACACGAGTAACTTCAGAACTTAACTCGGCACAAGAGAGATATAAAAAGGCGTATGAGTCAGGTGATACAGACGCTTTATTAGAAGCTCAAAAAGATTTAGCCAAGTTAGCAGTTGAGGAAGAAAGTTTAAAAAGGGTAAAACCTCAAGAAACTGAAACCGAAGTTATTCAGGATGAGCAGGAAGCTAAACCTAAATGGGAAAAGCAACCAGAACAAGAGGCTCCAGCACCAGACCCAAAAGCACAGGCTTGGGCTAAAAAGAACGAATGGTTTGGAGACGACCTCGCTATGACAACGGCAGCATTTGCGTTTCATAGACAGCTCACAGAAGGTGAAGGTTATGACCCTACTTCTGATGAATATTATGCAGAAGTAGATAAAAGGCTTGCTGAGGCTTTCCCACATAAGTTAGGAAAGACTCAAAAAGAGGTGAAAGAGACAGTAGCAGGTTCTAGCAAAGGTGTTGGAACTACTAAAGCTCGATCACGTAGAACTATTAAACTCACACCGAGTCAAGTAGCGATAGCGAAAAGATTAGGTGTGCCACTAGAAGAATATGCTAAGCATATTAAGGAGTAAAAAATGGTAGATAAAGATAAAACTACTGAATCAGATCGTTCTCCACGATCTGCTGAAAGTCGAGATAAACAATCTCGCCGTAAACCTTGGCAACCCCCGTCTTTGTTAGACGCACCTCCCCCACCACAGGGATATGTTTACAGATGGATACGAGAGTCAATGATTGGTCAAAACGACCCAGCGAATATGTCAAAACGTGTTCGTGAAGGTTGGGAACCAGTAAGAGCTGAAGATCATCCAGATTTTGAAGCTCCTAGCATTGAGGATGGTAAACACGCTGGAGTCATAGGAGTTGGTGGCTTAATTCTCGCTAAGATCCCCAAGGAAACTGTTGAGGAAAGGAGAGCATATTATCAAAACCTCTCTGATTCACAAATACAAGCAGTCGATAATGATCTTATGAGAGAAAGTAACCAAGTAATGCCTATTAGTAATCCTAATAGAACTACTAAGGTTACATTTGGTAAAGGTGGTTCTTAATTTTATGTTAAGGGCTTAATAAAATTTATTTTTTATAAGGTGAATTAAAATGGCAAATACAAATGCCCCAGACGGATTCACACCAGCTTATCATATGTCAGGTGGCGTAATCAGACCTTCAGAATTTGCGATAGCAAGTGCTACTAATGCCTCGATTTTTTCAGGCGATGTAGTAAATCTCTCTAGTGGTTACGTTATACAGGGTACTGCAACAGGTACTCCACTCGGCGTATTTTACGGTGTAGAATACACAGCAACCGATGGTTCAATTGTTTTTTCAAACATGTGGACTGCCGACACTGCTACATTAGGTTCTGCGGATGCTAAAGCTTTTGTATATGTTGATCCTGATATTGTCTACGAGGCTCAGTCTACTGGTACTCCTACACAAGCATCAATAGGTACAACTAATACTATCAGCACAACCGCAGGTAATACTTCAACAGGTCGATCAAAAGAAGGTGTGACTACAACAACTTCTAGTGGTATTGCGACAGTAGTAGGCTTCCCAGATAAGCCAAATAACTCTATTGGACAATACGCTAGAGTGTATGTAACATTCCCAGCTTCTGTATTCGGCAATAGCTAAAAGGTGATTTAAAATGGCAATAAATAGAGCTCAATTAGTAAAAGAACTCGAACCAGGACTAAATGCACTTTTTGGTCTTGAGTACGACAGATACGAAAACGAACATACTGAAATTTTTGATACAGAAAATTCAGATAGAGCGTTTGAAGAAGAAGTCATGCTATCAGGTTTCGGTCAAGCTCCCGTGAAAGGCGAGGGTGCAGCTGTGACTTATGATACAGCACAAGAAACTTTCACAGCAAGGTACAGCCACGAAACTGTAGCTTTAGCTTTCTCCTTGACAGAAGAAGCTATAGAGGATAACCTCTATGACAGCTTATCTTCAAGATACACTAAAGCTTTAGCTAGATCAATGGCTACTACTAAGCAAGTGAAAGCAGCAAACGTACTTAATAATGGTTTCTCAACTTCCTTCCCAGGAGGCGACGGTAAACCTCTCATGACAACTGACCATCCTACCTTATCAGGTGGTGATCAGTCAAATGAGCCAAGCACTGCAGCTGACTTGAATGAGACTTCGTTAGAAAATGCGATGATTGATATATCACAATTTGTTGATGAAAGAGGTATCAAAATCAATGTTCAAGCAAGAAAACTTATTATTCCACCTCAACTACAGTTTGTAGCTGAGAGAGTTTTAAAAACTCCAGGAAGAGTAGGTACTTCTGATAATGATATTAACGCACTAAGCAACATGGGTATGCTCCCAGAAGGCTATGTGGTAAATCATTACTTGACAGATACTGATGCATTCTTCATTAAAACAGATGCACCTAACGGGTTGAAACACTTCGTTAGATCTCCTATGTCAACAGGCATGGAAGGTGATTTTGAAACTGGAAACGTTAGATACAAAGCAAGAGAGAGATACTCTTTCGGGTTTAGTGACTGGCGTGGAATCTACGGATCTCCAGGAGCATAATTCGTTTTTCGAATTTTAAGGGAGCTTCGGCTCCCTTTCTTTTTTATACAATACAGTATATCATTCAATTCTAGGATTTATTAACTTGTTTTACCAACTGACCTAGCAGACAAGCCAAGATGGTAAAACTTATTTCCTAAGGAGGAAATTATGGCAAAATCGACATTCTCAGGTCCAGTAAAATCTTTAGCTGGATTTATATCAGCAGGTAATGCTAACGTAGTCAGCTTAACAGCAGACACATCACTTACAGTAGATGCACACGCAGGTAAAATACTTACATGTAATGACGCAGACGGTAAGTTTACATTACCGAGTATAGTAGCTACCGATCCAGGTGATAACACTGATCCTAACCAGTTAAATAACTTAGGTGCAAGTTTTTATTTTGTAGTAGAAACAGCAGCAACCGACATGGATATTTTAACTGACGGAACAGATAAATTTGTAGGTGGTCTGTACACTGGTAAAGATGACTCTACAGGTAAAACATTTATCTCAGGTGCATCTAATGACGTTATTACTATGAATGGAAGTACTAAAGGCGGATTAGCAGGCAGTATCGTAAAAGTAACTGCTATGGGTTCAGCTAAGTATGCAGTAGAAGGTATTATACTAGGCTCAGGCACTATAGTAACACCATTCGCAGACGCATAGGAGTAAATTATGGCAGACGCAGTAACCTCAACTACTATTGTAGATGATGATAGAAAAGCTATTATTCAGCTTACTAACACATCAGACGGAACAGGTGAGTCAGCCGTAACTAAGATTGATGTAAGTGCTTTAGCAGCAAGAAAAGGCGATGGTGCGACATGTACTGGATGCAAATTAGCTAAAATCACTTACTCAACCTTTGGTATGAGTGTAAAACTACTTTGGGACGCAACTACCGATACTATATGTTGGGATTTAAATTCTGACTATAGTGACGATATTGATTTTTCAGAGTTCGGTGGTTTACAAAACACAGCAGCAGCAAGTGGTAAAACTGGTGATATAAAACTCACCACCACTGGTCATGCTAGTGGCGACTCCTACGTTATGGTACTAACAGTAATAAAAGAGTATTAGTAATGGCTACTTCTGGTAGTAAGACTTTTTCTCTTAATATATCTGACACTATTGAAGAAGCATTTGAATTAGCTGGTATTGAACTCAGAACTGGGTATGATGCAGAAACAGCTAGACGGTCAATGAATATTATGTTCGCTGATTGGTCTAACAGAGGTGTGAATATCTGGACTATTGAGCAGGTTACAACTGATCTTACTTCAGGTACTTCTAGTTACACACTTAATTCTTATGATGTTGATATAGTGTCAGCTGTTATACAACAAACTGATAGTAACTCAAACACTACAGACCTTAGTATTGAACGTATAGGCAGAACAGAGTATTTACAGATACCTGATAAAACAAGCACAGGCAGACCAACACAATTATTTTTAGACAGACAAACTACTCCTGTAGTAAAGTTATGGCCAGTTCCAGACAGCACATACACATATAAGTTAATAGCTAATACAATACAACGCATTGATGACGTAACAGCTTCTAATGAAGACCCAGAAGTTCCATCAAGGTTTATACCTTGTATGGTTAGTGGGTTAGCGTACTACATAGCTATGAAAAAGAATCCAGAAAGAGTTGCTTTATTAAAACAACAGTATGAACAAGATTTTAAACTAGCAGCAGATGAAGACCGTAATAGAGCTTCTTTAAGATTGGTGCCATCTAGGAGTTCTTATTAATGGCTTACGCTTCTGGTAAACATTCACTAGCTAGATGTGACAGATGTGGTTTCGTAGAAAAATATCTTGATTTAAAACAAGAGTGGAATGGGTTGAGAGTTTGTCAAGAATGTTTTGAACCTAAACACCCACAATTAGACCCACAACCACATAGAGTAGATCCAGAAGCTTTACGTGATCCAAGACCAACAGAACCAGCACCTACTATACACTTAGGCAAAATAATAGTTTCTAATCCTAAAGATAGTCAAGGCGTAAGTTCTCCTATAATGTTCGCTAAAAACAGTAATACTATAGGGACACAGTTTGATGGTTTTAAAGCTACAGCTAGTCTTGGTGAAATAAGTATAGTAACATAGCATTATGAGTTGGACAAAAGCAACACTTACTACCGCAATACAAGACTACATTGAAAGTACAGAAAGTAGTTTAGTAACTAATATTCCTAATTTTATAAAAAGCACAGAAGAAAAAATATTAAAATCTGTTCAACTTGACGTTTTTAGAAAAAACGTTACAGGTACAAGTACAGCTAGTAATACATACTTGACTATGCCTAGTGATTTTTTAGCTCCGTTCAGTTTAGCACTTATAGACGCTAGTAATAACTACAATTATTTAAAACTAAAACATGTAACTTTTATACGTGATTATCAACCAGCTGAAGCAACTACAGGCACACCTAAATACTACGCTGAGTTTGATCAAGACAGCTTTATACTAGCACCTACACCGAGCACCGATTTCACATTTGAATTACATTATTTTTACCGACCAGCTTCTTTAACTGCTGGGGGTGACAGTGGTACAACTTGGTTATCTACTAACGCAATGAATGCTATGTTATATGGTTGTTTAGTAGAGGCTTGTACTTACTTAAAAATGTTTGAAAGCATACCTGTATATGAACAAAAGTATCAAGAAGCTTTAGCTATGCTCAAAAACTTAGGTGAGGGCAAAGATACCAGAGATCAGTATAGGTATGATGAAATAAGGAGACAACCACAAGCATGATAGAAATAGATACTAAAGGAGGACTTGGTGATATAGGCGTAGCGACTACAGAATATAAAGGTCACAGTCCTGAATTTTGGGCGGAACGTTGCACACTTAGAATATGTGGTATATCAGAAAACGCAGCACCTCATATACGACAACAAGCTGAAGCATATAGACTAGCTATTTATGAACAAGTATTATATCATATTAAACAAGCAATCAACAGTCAGGTTGTGACCATAAACGGTGAACTCACCTCACAAGGTCATGAAGACATGGCTAAGATAATAAAGGAGCTTTAAAAATGGCAATTACATCAACATTAACAACTAGTTTTAAAAAAGAACTTTTAGAAGCCACACATAACTTTTCTGCTTCTGGAGGCAATAGTTTTAAACTAGCTTTATTTACTAGTTCAGCGTCACTAGATGCTACTACAACTGCATACTCAACTTCTAATGAAGCGAGTGGAACTAACTATACTGCAGGAGGAGCAGCACTGACTAATGTTGATCCAACTACAGGTGGTACTACTGGGTTTACAGATTTCGCTGACCTCACTTTTAGTAACGCTACGGTTACTGCTAGAGGTTGTCTTATTTATAATGACACCAATAGTGATAAAGCAGTAGCAGCAATCGACTTTGGTGGAGATAAAACATCTACCGCAGGTGATTTTACTATAGTTTTCCCAGCAGCAGCAGCAAGTACAGCGATTATACGTATAGCCTAAAATGTCTCAGTACCTAAATGGCTGGGGGCGTGGTACTTGGGGACAACTTGATTGGGGTCAATCATCAGTTCCTCTTGAAATAACCGCACCAGCAGCAGGATCAGTAGGTACACCAGTTGCAACAGTAAATGCTCAAGCTATAGTATCAGTAGCTGGAGTTACTGCCAGTTTAGGTAGTGTAACTGTTACTATTCAAGCTGACGCTAACGTAACCCCCTCAACTCTATTAGCAGCAGGTAATCTAGGTACAGCTACAACAACTTCAGTAAATAATATAAGCGTAAGTGGACTTAATGGCACTTCAGCTTTAGGTACGGCAACTTTATCAACAAACAATAATTTAGGCGTTTCTTTAGATTTCGCTGAGGGACTTTTAGGAAGTGCTTCACCAGTTAGTAATAATAATTTATCAGTTTCTGGTTTTAGTGGTACGTCAGCTCTAGGTACAAGTTCAGTCAGTACAGTAAATAACGTTTTTATAACTGGTCTCTCTAGCACTTCTTCTTTAGGAACAGTCACTACAGTTTGTAAAGCAAACATAGATATAACAGGGGTTTCAGCGACAGGATCTGTAACCGATGTATTAGTATGGGGACTTATAGATGATACACAAACACCTAATTGGGAAGAAGTAGCTTAACTTTTATGAAAAAACAATTTATAATAAATTTGCACGGAGAAAAACATGGCAACATACGTAAATGATTTAAGGTTAAAAGAGATAGCCACAGGTGATGAAGCAGGGACTTGGGGAACTTCTACTAACACAAATCTAGAATTAATTGCTGAAGCTTTTAGTTATGGTACAGAAGGTATTACAACTAACGCTGATACTCATAGTACTGAAATAGCTGACGGTTCTACCGATCCTGGCAGATCAATTTATCTTAAATACACAGGTACTCTTGATAGTGCTTGTACTATTACCATCGGTCCAAATACAGTATCAAAACTTTGGTTTATTGAAAACGCTACATCTGGCTCACAAAATATTATTATTTCGCAAGGTAGTGGTGCAAACGTCACTATACCAGCAGGAGATGTAAAAGTAGTTTATTCAGACGGAGCAGGTTCAGGAGCAGCAGTAGTAGACGCTTTCGCTAGTCTCAACGTTGTTGATTTAAAAGTAGAAGACGACCTTACAGTTACAGATGATTTAATTGTAAATGGTGATATAGACTTAGAAGGCAACATGGATGTCAATGGTACTCTTGAAACAGATGCTATTTCTATTGATGGAACTACAGTCACATCTACCGCAGCAGAACTTAATATTCTTGACGGTGTTACTTCTACAGCAACTGAGCTTAATATTTTAGATGGTGTCACTAGTACAACAGCAGAATTAAATATTTTAGATGGTGTTACTAGTACAACAGCAGAGCTTAATATTCTCGATGGTGTTACTAGCACCGCAGCAGAACTTAACATTTTAGACGGAGTAACAGCTACCGCAACAGAACTTAATTATAGTGATGGAGTAACTTCCAATATACAAACTCAACTCAATACAAAAACCTCAACAGGTAAAGCCATTGCCATGGCTATAGTATTCGGATAATTTAGGAGAAAAATATGGCATCAGTAAATATAGTAAATGTAACATCCATTTTACCATTCACAATAAATGGTGCAGTTACAACTTCTAATCAGGACATTATAGATGTAGCTTCTGATAAATTATATAAAATAAACACAATATTAATTGCAAATGTAGATGGTACAAACGCAGCAGATATAAGTGTTTCAATATCAACTGATAATGGCAGCACATCTCGTGCTATAGCTTCAACTATTTCAGTACCAGCAGACTCAACATTATCTTTATTATCTACTACTGTTTATTTAGATGAAACAGATATATTAAAAATAGTTGGTAGTGCTAATAGTGATTTAGAATATACAGTTTCTGGTGAAATCTTAGATGATGCGTAAGGAGTTAAAAGATGGCTCACTTTGCAGAACTTGATAGCAATAACAAAGTAATACAAGTAGTTGTAGTATCTAATGATGATATTAGTGCTAATGGTGGTGACTACTCATCTGAAGCTGAAACTTATGTTTCTAATTTAATACCACATTCTGAACACGGTGTTGCATGGAAACAAACTTCCTATAACAATAATCAACGCAAACAATATGCAGGTATAGGTCTTATTTACGATCCAGTAAAAGATAAATTTATTTTGCCACAACCTTTTAACTCTTGGACGTTAGATTCTAATGATGATTGGCAAGCACCTGTAACTTATCCTAATGTAGATGAAGTTGACTCTAACCCTGTTTCAATAACTTGGTATGAACCTAATCAAGAATGGATAGGTAAAACTTATACAGGTGTGCATTTACAAACAGAAACAGACTATGTGTGGAATGCAAGTAGTCTTGAATGGAATGAGGTTTAATTATGTCAGATGGTAACGGTGGAATTATTGGTCCAGATAATGATCCAACAACAAGCACTCAAAGTGCAGTAATAACTACTTTTAATTCTAGTGGTACTTTAACCACAGCAACACATACAACATCCTTACAATATTTAATTATTGCAGGTGGTGGAGGTGGTGGAGGTCACCCTGAAGCTCCAACATTTACTGTAGGCTCTAGAGGTGGAGATTCTTCTATAGCAGGAACTCCTATTACAACTGTAACCTCAACTGGAGGAGGTGGTGGTGATACAGGTTATTTTGTACCTAATCCTGGAACACAACCTGGAGGTTCTGGTGGTGGCGGAGGTCGTTATGCTACTGGTAGTGGTACTGCAGGTCAAGGATATGATGGAGGTGCTGGTAGAAGAGCAGCACATGGAGGCACAGACCTTTCTGGTGGTGGAGGTGGTGCAGGTGCTGTAGGACAAGATAATGTACCTCATCATGGTCAACCAGCAGGAGCTAAAAGTGGAGATGGTGGTGACGGAGTTTCATCATCAATAACAGGCTCAGCCGTAACTAGAGGTGGCGGTGGCGGTGGTTCAAGTGTATATTTTGCTGTTACTCCAACAGGGTCAGGAGGTTCTGGTGGTGGTGGTAATGGTGGAAATCCAGGAAATACTGTTTCTGGTGGAACTGCTAATACAGGTGGTGGTGGAGGTGGTTGGACTACTACTGCTACTAATTTCCAAAACTTCGGAGGTGGGGGAGGAGCTGGTGGTTATAGATGTTCTGTTCCAGGAGAAAGCTCTGGTGGTGGTGCCTCGGCTGAATCTGCACTTACCGTTGTGGGTGCAACAAACTATACAATCACCGTAGGAGCAGGAGGAGCAGGAGCAGCAAGTCCAGCAAGTACAAATGGTGGTTCTGGAGTAGTTATCACCAAAGAACCTGAAGTAAGTTTTGTTTCTGGAGCATCTGGAGTCTGGAGTTTAGACGAAGTTTACGACTTCGTAAAAGCTGGTACCTGGACAAATTAATTACACTATAAAAAATGAATCTTAAATGGTACTACTGGTATTTTAAATCAGCCATACCAGAAAGAATATGTGATGAAATAGTAAAATACGGTAAAGAGCAGGATAAACAAATAGCTATAACAGGCAATTCTCAATCAGAAAATCTTAGCAAAGTAGAACTTAAAAATATACAAAAGAAACGTAAATCCGATGTTGTTTGGATGTCTGATAGATGGATATATAATGAAATACAACCTTATGTACGTCAAGCAAACGCACTTGCTGAATGGAATTTTGAATGGGATTTTAGTGAAGCTTGTCAATTTACTGAGTACAAAAAAGATCAATTTTATGACTGGCATTGTGATTCGTATGAAGAACCTTATAACCAACCAGATAATCAAAACGTACACGGCAAATTAAGAAAACTCAGTATGACTATATCACTTACTGACCCTGAAGAATATGAGGGTGGTGATTTAGAGTTTGATTTTAGAGATACTGATAAAGGTTCACAACCAAGAATATGTGAAGAAATAAGAAAGAAAGGCAGTGTAATCGTTTTTCCTTCTTTTGTTTGGCACAGAGTTACACCTGTAACTAAAGGAACACGACACTCTTTAGTGTGTTGGAATTTAGGATACCCTTTTAAATGATTACTGAATTAAAAAACCCTTTAACAGAAGACTACAAAAATTTAAAAAACCTAGTTACAGGAAATAATTTTCCTTGGCACTATCTTGAAAAAACTGTACCTACAGCAGATGGAGATGATATGAGTATGTTTTACCATTGTCTTTTAGGTAGACCTGCACATGAGATAAATGGAGAAAAAGTGCCTGCTTTGCCTAGAAGTGCCTCTAGTTATTTTGAATATTGTTATTTTATTTTTAAAGATATATTAGATTTTAATAATATAGATTTTGAAGTCATGTATCGTATGAATATAAATTTAACATTACACAGTAAGTTAAAAGAAAGCATACCTCATGTAGATACAAGTTTACAACATAAAGTTGTAATTGTTTACTTAAATGAATTTACAAAAGGTAGAACAGTAGTTTTAGGGGAAGATGAACAAAAATTTTATTCAAATCCAAAAGAAGATAATGTAATTATGTTTGACGGTAAACTGACACATTATCAAGAATGTCCAGATATAGATGAAAAAAGAATAGTTATGGTTGTAAACTTTCAATGAGTTTTAAAAAAGATAATTATCAAATAATTAAAGGTGCTATATCAAAAGAATTAGCAGATTTTTGTTATCAATATTTTTTAAATAAAAAAGCTGTGGCTAGATATTTATTTGATGAAAAATACATATCACAGTTTACCGAATACTTTGGAGTTTGGAATGACTCACAAGTGCCTGAAACTTATTCACATTACTCAGATATAGTTATGGAAACTTTACTACAAAAAGTTAAACCTATTATGGAAAAAGAGTCTGGTATAAAGTTAATTGAAACTTATTCATACGCTAGAATTTATAAAAAAGATGATGAGCTTAAAAAACACAAAGATAGATATTCTTGTGAAATATCTTCTACTATGAATCTTGGTGGGGATGAATGGTCAATATACTTAGAACCTGATATTAAAGTAGATTTAAATCCAGGAGATATGCTAATGTATCGCGGTTGTGAGTTAGAACATTGGAGAGAAAAGTTTGAAGGTAAAAATTGTGGACAGGTGTTTTTACACTACAATGATGCAAGTGGTGAAGATGCTGAACAAAATAAATACGATAGTAGACCTATGATTGGATTGCCTTCTTTTTTCAAAAAAGGAACTTTATAGGCGACTAGACGTTTTTATACTATAATAATCTTAAGTCTGTAAATGCAGACTCAATTAAAGGAGAAACTAAATGACAATACTAAATATATTTTCATGGGTGACAACTATAATAGCCATTGCATCATTTGTTGCAGCTATCACACCAACACCACAAGGTAATTGGTGGTTATCAAAACTTTATAAAGTTATTGATTGGTGTGCTTTAAATGTTTTAAAGGCTAAGGATAAATAATATGAAAAATTTAATTGTATTATTAGGTGCTGTGTTTATAACATCATGTGCTACGGTAGGTGCTGTTATAGAGGGCGGTAAAGATTTAACTACCAGCGTTATTGATTCAACTGTAAAAACAGCGGGGAATATAACCACATCAGCTTTAGAAGATGCAGGCTCTGTAGTAGATACAGTCAGTGATTCAGTTACTAATGTAATTGAAACCGTAGTCGAAAATGTAGATGAACAAACTGATGAAATACAAAACGCTACAGATAGTGAGGATGTAAAATGAGTTTTTTTAAAAGATTGTGGGGTAATCTTACTGGTACAGAAGAAGTAAAAGTAAGAGCTAGAACTAAAAAAGGCAAGTTTGTAGCTGATGATAAATCTACACCAGATGTCAATGAAGCTTGGACTACTAAAAGAGTTAAAAAAACATCTAAAAAATAATGGCTAAATCACCAGACGCTTTTGTTTACAACGCTACGTTAGAACGTATAGTGGATGGTGATACTTTTGATTGTTGTTTAGATTTAGGTTTTGATGTAAAACTACATAAACAACGTGTTAGGTTAGCTGGTATTGATACACCAGAAAGCAGAACTAGGGATTTAGCTGAAAAGAAATTAGGTCTTGCTGCTAAAGAAAGACTTAAAGAACTTTGTATAGGGAGTATAAAAGTAAAATCACTAGGCAAAGGTAAATATGGTCGTATATTAGGCATACCTTACACAGAAGATGGCAATGATATTTGTCAAATGTTAATTGATGAAGGGCATGCAGTTGAGTATCACGGAGGAACTAAAACTAAAGTTTGGGGTGATTATTGATGGAATCAGCCGTCACTGTTATACAAGAGGTTGGATTCCCCATAGCTGCAGCTTTAGGTTTAGGTTGGTTTATATATAAACTTATCATGCGTATAGTTGACGGTATGGAAACCAAGCTAGATACCGTTGACGAAAAAGTTGAAGGTCAAATAGCACAAATAGAAGAAAGGCTAGGCACTAAACTTGATAGTCAGCACGGTATTCTAGTAGCGTTGATAGATAGAGTACGTAGTTTAGATAATGAAATTATTAGGCAAGATACACTTATCAAGACTATACTAGGTGTACCACAATTAATAGATAGTAATAAAATAGCGAAGGCGGATAGAGATGATCAGAGAAAAGATTGACAATAATATTTGGATATATAGAATCGCAGGACTGCTTTGTGTTTTGTTTTTTCTTTTAATATTAACTAACCCTTTATGGGCAGATACGATAACTTTTAAATTTAAAAATCCTAGTTTTAGTGGTATAAATACTAGTTCACATTACTTGACGATTGAGAACCAAGAATTTAACCGTAAAGAAGCACTCAAAGCAGAAATAAAAGCTTTACAAGATGAAATAGAAAGGGATAAAGAAAATACAACACTCGCTCGTTTTATTAGGAATTTAGAGAGTCGTATATATGCTCAACTTTCGAGACAGCTAGTAGAGAATTTATTTGGTGAAACACCTAGCACAGAAGGCACTTTAAGTTTAGAGGGGAACACTATTGAATATAGTGTAGTAGACGGAATAATAACTTTAACAATAACCGATAGTGATGGCAATGTTACGACTATATCTCTACCCATTGGTAATTTTACTTTCTAGTTGTAGCATAAACCCTATAGATAGTAGTCTTACCAACGCAGAAACTTTACCTAGTATTTTAAAGGCACAGTCTATTGAGCTTTTAAATATAGCACAGCCTAAAGTGCCTATAGTAGTAGCAGTTTACCCTAATAGTTTTACAGACCAAACAGGACAACGTAAAAGCAATAGTGAGTTCGCTTTATTTAGCACAGCTTTAACCCAAGCCCCTAATCATTTACTTATACGTTCATTAAAAAACGCCTCTAATGGTAAATTTTTTAGAGTTGCTGAAAGAGTTGGGCTTGATAATCTAACTAAGGAAAGACAACTTATACGTTCAGCTAGAGAGCAAAATGAAGATAAAGATGGAGCTAAACCTCTTATGCCTTTATTATTTGCTGGTGTTTTAGTAGAGGGTGCTGTTATAGGTTATGACACTAATACTAAAAGCGGTGGTATAGGAGCTAGATATTTAGGTATAGGCACCAGTAAACTGTACCGTATAGATAATATTACGATATCATTACGTATGGTTAGCGTGGCTACGGGCGAAGTTCTTATAGACGTACTAGTTAGTAAAGAGATATATAGTTATGGTCAATCTCAAGACGTATTTAGATTTATAGAAGTAGGTACAGAGTTAGTAGAAATAGAGATGGGTGATACTGAAAATGAAATTACTACACTAGCACTTTTAAGAGCTATAGAGACAGGAGTTTTAGAAATCATAAAAATAGGTTATGATAAAGGTTTCTGGGAGGAAAAATATGAAACAATCGATATTGATAAGCCTGATTGTGATGTTGACTGCGTCGACGACATACGGGGCTGATAATGAAATATATGTTGATCAGAGTGGAGCAACAGCTAATATAGATTTAGAACAATTAGGTTCTGGGAATATAATAGGTGGATTAAATTCTGCAGCAGGTAGTTTAACTGCTTTAGACTTAGATGGGTTAAGTTTAACACTTGATATAAATCAATTAGGTGACACTAACAAATTTCTTGGTGATATATTAGGAGATACTATTACAGGCTTTTTTGAGTTTGACGGTGATAGTAATACTTTTACTATACAGGGCGACCCTACTGATACTTACGGTATAGATAGTTCAGATTATAACGTTGATGTTACAGGTAGTACTAACACCTTTACTTTAGATCACGGTACTAGTGCTCTTGCTGCTACGTTAGATTTAGATTGGGTTGTCAACGGTGACGGTAATACTTTTGATTTTGATATAAATTATGACGGTGCTACTAACTATGTAGATGTTGACGGTGATAGTAATACTTTAAACTTTACAGGCTCTGGTTATGCTGGTGGTTACTTTTATTTAGATCAAACTGGTAATAGTAGAACTTTTAATATTACACAATCGAGTACACAAGATAATGACTGGCTCAAAATTATTTCTAACGGTAGTAACGGTACTGTTTGCGTCATTCAAAACGACCAAGGTACAGGCACAAGCTGTTGATATAGGTGATATTTCTGAGCTAAACGGCTCTGCTCAAATAGTAAGAGATAAACCTTACGACGCTAATTTAAAATTTGCTGTACAAAGCAATGATGAGGCTATTACTACTAACGGCAGAATGGCTATCACCTTTCTTGATAAGTCAATAGTAAGGCTCACCGAACACTCACAACTTCTTATAGATGAGTATATCTATGACCCTGACCCTAGTAAAGCCAAAATGGCTCTTACTTTTGGTTTGGGTACAGCTAGGTTTATCACTGGTAATCTAAACCGTATAGATAAACAAAACATACAACTTAAAACACCCACAGCAAACATAGCCATACGTGGTACAGATTTTACAGCTACTGTTGATGAGTTAGGTAGAAGTTTGATAATACTTCTCCCAGACGCTCTAGGACTCTCCAGCGGTGAAATAGAAGTAGTTACGGCTATGGGTACAGTTATACTCAATAAGCCTTATGAAGCTACTACGGTTAATGTGTTTGAATCTGCACCTACTAAACCAGTAATTTTAGATTTAACTTTAGATATTATAGATAATATGTTAATTGTTACACCACCTAAAGAGGAACAAGTAATAACAGAAGAATCAAGTACAGTCAATGCTAATAACTTTTTAGATTTCAATGACCTAGATATAGATTATTTAGCAGAAGATTTTTTAGATGAATCTAGTTTAGAGTTTACAGAGCTAGACATAAATTATTTAGATGTTAATTTTTTAGAAGATTTACTTAAAGTTGTCGATGCCCTAGCAGTAGATCAAGATGAGGAACAACTTGCACAAACTACTGTTACTAGGGTTACTGGAACTAATTTTGGACAGGATAATGAAACACAAATAACTACATTTATACAGGACAGTGTTATAACTCTACAAAGAAAAGTAAGTGAAAGTGTAAGATTAGATCTTCAAACTGATAATGCTTACACAGTTATTTTTATACAAGATGGTGTATCAAACACGGTAAAAATCAACGGTGGCGGTGATTCAGTAATAACCATAAAACAAAGCGATTGATATGAAAAAAATTATACTACCTATAATAATCTTATTGAGCTTACCGTTAATATTTCAAACTACACCAACAGAAATATTAAAGTTAAAAACTTTTGACTATTTAATAAAAACCCCTGAGCCTAGTGGTAATTTTACTATATTAAATATAACTGAAGAAGACATAGAACGTGAGGGAGGATACCCTTTACCTAGAGAGAGATTAGCAGATATTCAGCTTGAAATATTAGGGAAAGGTGCTTTAGGTGTAGGTTGGGTAATAAGTTTTCCTCAAGCCGATAGATTAGGTGGTGACTCTAGGTTTGCTGCGAGTTTAGGGTATGCTCCTAGTGTATTAGCTACTTTTGAAACTCCTAATAATATTTACCCTAAAACCACAGGCACAGTTATAAAAGGTTCAGACGTAAGTGGCATATCAGTTAGTGGAGTAAAAGAAAATTATAAAGCATACGATAATATTTTACAGGGCATGGCTATAGCTCCCGTAGAAGTTGATCAATTAGTTAGGAAGATTCCCCTGTTGTTTAAAACGCCTGATGGTTGGTCAGCTTCTTTTGGGACGCAGGTTCTAAAAACTCTTACTAATACGCCTACGTACATAATAACCACTAACGAAAATGGCATACAAGAGATAGCAGTCAGGGGGCTACCACCAGTTAAAACAGACAGTTTAGGTCGTAAGTGGATAAGCTGGGTAAAAACAGAAGAAACTGATTTACAAGAAATGAACGTAAATGGTAAGTTTGTATTCGTAGGTGTAACGGCTAACGGTGTGATGCCACAAGTAGCTACGCCTGTTGGTTTACTTGAGCCTCATAAAATACAAGCAGCACTCGCTGAAAGTATATTAATACAAAACAGTCCTTATATACCTGATTGGGCGTTAGCTGTAGAACTATTAACTTTAATAGTAACAGTAACGTTAGTATGGCTTTTATTATTTTATTTAGGTATAACGTGGGGTTTAGTTTCTGGAGTCCTTACAGCGTCTGTAACGGCTTTAGGCGGGTATTATTTAATTAGTAAAGGTATGCTTATAGACGTTACTTGGGCACTTATAAGTCAGTTCATAGTAGGGGCTACAGCTTTTTACCTAAGATTTAGAGAACAATATAAACTGCGTTTACTTATTAAAAAACAGTTTGAACATTACCTTGATCCACGACAAGTAAAATTATTACAAAATAATCCTAGTTTATTAAAATTAGGTGGTGAAAAAAGAGTTTGTACTTTTTTATTTACAGACGTTAGAGGTTTTACAAGTTTATCAGAAAAACTAGAACCAGAACAAGTTACAGAAATTATGAATAAAGCTTTAACTATACAATCAAATGCTGTAAAAGAGTATGGTGGTATGGTAGATAAATATATTGGTGACGCTATGATGGCCATATTCAATGCACCTATAGACCTACCAGACCATGAGAATAGAGCTATTAAAACTGCTATAAAGATAATAAAAGATATGGAAAAAGCTGATATAGGTGTAGCTATAGGTATAGGAATTAACACTGGAGAAGCGGTGATAGGTAACATGGGAAGCGACACAAGATTTGATTACAGTGCTATAGGTGACGCTGTTAACACTGCTGCTAGACTTGAGTCAGCGACTAAAGAAGTAGGTGTTGATTTAATAATAGGAGAAAATACTAAAAAAAGTTGTAATTTTAAGTTAAAATTATTAAAACCAATCAAAGTTAAAGGTAAAAAAGAATCTTTGACGATATACACGGTGTGAATATGAAGAAAAGATTAAGTGTTCAAGATGTAGCTGCAGACCTTGCAGTATCTAAAAAAGAAAACGCAGAACGTTGGAAAACTGCTTTCAATGAGTTTGCTGATATTAAACAAGAAATAACCTCTATAAACAGTACTATAAAAATGGCTACGTTCGGCGTATTTAGTTTTATAGGTGCATTAACGATAGCGGTAGTAACTACGGTGATTATATGAAAGGACTATTAAAAAATATAGTAGGAGCAGTAGCTCCAACATTAGGAACAGCTTTAGGTGGTCCTATGGGTGGCATGGCTGCGAATATGATATCAGAAGTATTAGGCGTACCTAATGATCAAAAATCGATACAAAAAGCCATAGAAAATGCTACTCCAGAACAAATGTTAGAACTTAAAAAAGCAGAGCAACACT